TCTCACAAGGCTACGCTTGGAACGGGTGCAGTCCCAAACGCAAAGTGCTCGGCGTGTGGCTCGGCACTCCAGACACGGCGAGCAACGTCCACGCATCGCTAGTGCATGACGTGTTGTTTCAGTTCTCGGCGACCAAGCATTTTAAGCTCACATTTGAGCAGGTCAACGGGCTTTTCCGCTCGCTCATGCGCAAGGATCGCTTTCCGCTTTCTGAAATGTATTACCAAGCGGTCATGGGTTTCGGCTTGGACTTCTGGAAGAAGGATAAGAGCGTGCATTCTAAGTCACTATGAGCATGTCAACGAAATCCGTTTCGCCAACATCAAGAAAACATCGCAATACCAATGGTTTCACATAACAAAAAAATACCATGAAAACGCTCAGCGAACAAATCAAGGAGGTGGCAACCGAGGAAATCGGCACGAAGGAAATCGGTTACTCGAACACGGGCAAACGCGTGCAACAATACCAAGCGGCAACATCACTCGATGGCACGGGCTGGCCATGGTGCGCAGCGTTCATCTGTTTCGTAGTTCGCGAGGCAATGGCACGCTGGGAAAAGGAGCATGGAAGCAAGCTCACCTTTGCTCGCCCTGCGACCGCAGCGGCTTACGGATTCGACGAATGGAGTCTTGCTCAGGATCGCAGCACAAAGACGCGCAGGAGCCACACAGGCGAAGCAATCGGCATCTTCTCACTACACTCCACGAGCCATTGCGGAATCGCTATTTCAGCACCGACAAAGACTGGAAACTTTCAGACAATCGAAGGCAATACCAACGCCAAAGGCTCACGCGATGGCGGCTGTGTCATGATAAGAACTCGGAACATCAAGGACGTTCGCGATTGGATCACCTTTACCATATAACCATGAAAACTACCAGCAAGCTCATTTTAGTCCTCAGTGACCTCCATGTCGGCAGCACCGTAGGACTATGGCCAGCGGATTTCATCTCTAACGAGGGCAATCCCATCGGGCAGAATAATTTCCAAAAATGGCTGTGGAAGTGCTGGCTGGACATGAATCAATGGGTAGCAAAAGTCACCGATGGGCATCCATACGACATCATTATCAACGGCGACATCGTGGACGGCATCCACCACAAGACATTGCAGGTCATGACACCCGATCTAGGCGACCAAGTGACGGCGGTGAAGCAGATTCTCAGCGAGCTGATGGAACGGTCATCTTCGATCCACATCATCAAAGGGACAGAATCGCACACGCTCAACCAAGAGATTGCGGTAGGACGCGCACTAGGGGCGAGCAAGAACAAAGCAAACGGGCAACACGCATGGGACGTTCTTGATATTGAGATGAACGGCAAACTCTACAACTTCGCGCACCACATCTCAGCGACCGCGCGCACATACCTGGAAGCATCGGCTCACAGCATCATGCTCGGCAACCTAACCCACGCACGGGCGCGAGCCAAGAAGCGAGTTCCAGACGTGATGATCCGCGCTCACCGGCACAGGCACGGCATCTGGCAGGATGGGAATCAAATCAGTGCAATCACGGGTGCATGGCAGGGGCTGACACGCTACGGCTTCAAGGTTGTGCCAGACGCGATCCCGCAGCCAAGCGCAATCATTTTCGACGCACGGAATCAGGACAAGACCGAGCTGCCAATCGTCCATTCAAGAGTTTACACCGCAGAGTAACATGAAAAGAATTGGAAACGCTGAGAAGCTCATGGCACAAATGGGCGAGCTGATGACAACCAAGATCAGACCCGACGAGTTCACCTCGGAGGAGTTCTGCACGAAATACAAAATGAACCCGAGAACAGCGCAAGATTTCCTATCGAAGCAGGTGAAAAAGGGAATTCTGAAAATGCGCAAAATATCGCACAACGGGAAGTCTGCAAACGCTTACTCGGACGCTGCCAGTAAAGCGTGATTATGCCTTGACTCCGCACCCGATTGTGTTACATTTGCGCGTCTTAAACGACGCTAACTAACTTGCTTGCAGACCCCGTCAGCACCCACTGGCGGGGTTTTTGTTTGTAGATTCTGGATGCTTTCCATCTTGCCATTCAGCACTTTCACGACATCCAAACTTCAACACTCGATGGCGATACACGCCGCACTTGATGCACTTTTGCTCTGTTTCGACACCGTAGCCATTGCAAGCCGTTACCGACCAGAAACTTAGTCCTAGCGATACCGAGCCATGACGGCAGCGAAACCAATGCTTTATGAGTCGCTTAATTTTCATCTCGTTTCCTTTCTCAATTTATCCAGCTCGCAACGGACAAAACTTAGATCATCCTCCAGCTGGGTGATCCGCTTAACCTGCGATGCGATCACCTTTTGCGCTTGCTTGTCAGAAAACGGTCGTTTGCTTTTTGGTAGTGATTCGACAAGGTGGTCGTATTTGGCTTGCCAGTTGATTTGTTTGCGATATGCATCAGCAATAATACGGGCTGCGGCAAGATTCACGTCTTCTAATCCAATGCAATGGGCGCACATTGGACTTGCTACATTTATCCAATCGGCAGGATCTCCATCTCTACACGCTCCGAAATCTACCAATGCCAGCGCATCTTTTAATTGTTGTTCCTCACTCATTTTTTTCGATGGTTTTTTGTATAGCTTAAATTCTTTGTGCATCTGTTTGCAATGCTCTATAAGTTCCTTTTGCTCAAAATAGCGAGTAGAATGACTGATGATAGCATGTTGTTCTTCACTCATTTTCTTTCGTTGTTTGGTTGTTTTTAGTGTAATATGGTCGAACTTCTTTCTGCCATCGTTGTAAAAATGAATCCTCGCCATCGTCACAACTAACGAGCCAATCGACCCGTTGAGCCATTTCAGCAGCTTGGCGTAAAGTATGCGCTGTTTCTCTGAATTTCTCGATCACTTCAGGCGGGTAATTTCTCCCGCGAGTATCGCCCCATTCATTTTTTGACTTGTCATTGTTCGATCCGATCAATTCGTCAATGTCCCTGGCAATGTCTTCAATTCTGTATTGTTGGTATTGGAAATGTCCTCCGCTCATATCGTTCTTTCTTTCTTCTGTATTCTGTCCTTTTTATTTCTGTACACAATTAGTCTCATAACCTCCCTAGAGCACACACGATGAGAAACAATATCTACCATGTGCTTTTATGATTCGGAAACCAGCCCCTTAGGAGTCAACCTCCTGCCACCTCTGCTTAGTCTCATGGTGACAACACGCTGGCAGCTTTCCCGCTTCCCGTGCCTAGTGATGAGTGTGGAAGATTCACGTCTTCTCGCGGTGTCCTTTGTTTTGGTCTGTCTTCAGAATCGAACAGGGGCAAATGAAAAGCCCGTTCAGGCTACTACCTCTGAACGGGCTTCGATGCTATTGAACACACAGCAAGAAAGTCTTTTACGGCGGTAGTAGCGCACGAACGGGTGAAGAATACCGCAAGTAGCGAAAAACGCAAGGATTATTTTTCAGGGAGTGAAAATATCTCGAATGATTTTTCTGCCAATGTGATTTGCGCTATGAATAAAAACGCGAATCGGATTCTCACCCATGGCAGATTTCAAATATTCCGCGCAATGAATCCCGCACTTGGTCTTGAAATTTTGCCATTCGTAAACGTCAAATTCGTGGTTTAACATGAAATGCATTATATGCTCTTCTGCCAAGTCACAATCGAACGAAACGGCAAGCGGCAATCCTTTTGTGTCGATCATGCGCTTGAACTCATCAAAACTGCGAACGACTTCCCAAACGCCGTTAGGTATGCCCGAAAGCGCCGAAAGCGGTGTTTTCTCATCGTAACAAAAAGCGTCTTTAGGATTGCGAATGTCGTCAAGAAAAAGATAATACATGGAATTTTTGAGATTGGAATATCCCTCAAGTGTGCATCGTTGAGAGGCATGAGGGATCTGCTGCGAGAATAGTATCAGAGAATCTGGCGAATTCAAGATCAGATATCGAGCATGACTGGTATCACCAGACGTAAAAGCGGTATCATCGGACGTAAATCACGCAGATTTCCCGCAGATTTCCCGTTCGGGAAGCGCGAATTTCCCGCCGTGGAACACTTGTAGAATAAAGGAAAATGAAAAATCTGAAAAATAATTGCGATTTATGCTTTACACTTTGCAAGGTTTTCGACTATTCTTTGCGCGTCACCCGACACCAACTACCAAGAATATGAATACACTACCAACTACACTTAACGAAATTCGCAACTCAGCATCTAGCATGTTCAACGACAAAGCCGTTGCAAGCGTCAATGTTGAGACCACATACGGACTGGTCACAGTATTTAGAAACGGAGACATCAAAATCGCCTAACTTCCAACAGGGGCGCGACTGTAACGCGCACAACCAATTTCTCAACATGATACCAACAAACAAACGAGGCGCGGTCACAATCGCGCTGGGCAAAGATGGGCTTGCACAGCTACGCGCTGCTGCTAAGCGTGCAAACATAAAACCGGCAAGCGTTGCCAAGGCTCTGATCTTCTCAGGCATTGACAAAGTGCTAACCGGCGAACTCAAAATCGAAACTAAACCAAGACTGACAAAATGAGCATTATACACCCACTAAAAATTGATCTGCTGAAGATACCAGGCGCACGCAAATTCACAGCGAAGGACGGAAGCTTGCATGTTGCCATCCCTCACCCTGCGGTCTATATCGGGGAAAAGGGAGCATACCTGAACTGCGACCTCACCGAGCGCAGAGAGATCGACGATTACAAAAACACTCACAACATCGCTTTGCAACAGTCGAAGGAAGAACGACAGGCTAAGGCTACAAAGATTTACATCGGCAATGGAAAGACTTTGGAGTTCGGTAGCTCCTCGGCACCAAGCAACCAGCGACAAGCACCTCAAGCGTCAGAGGATGATGACAACGATTTTGTCCCCTTTTAATCTATGAACGAAAACCCACCAATTCTAGGCATCATCGCTCTCTACTCTTTCGGCGTCGCTACCGGATTCGGGATCGCCGCACTTTTCTACGCATTCGCATTCTAACCAACCAAACCAAACTACCATATGACAACAGAAAACACACAAATCGCCAACAAGCCACGGACCCTCAAAGGTCTGCTCTCCGAGGAGAACGTCAAGAACCAGTTCGCTCTGGCTCTACCAAAGCACCTGAGCGTCGATCGCTTCGCACGGGTCGCCATCACAGCACTGACACGCACACCGAAGCTACAGGACTGCACACCGGAAAGCTTCATGCGTTGCTTGCTCGACCTCAGTGCGCTCGGCATCGAGCCAGACGGTCGCCGCGCTCACTTGATCCCCTACGGAAAAGAATGCACGCTCATTCTCGACTACAAGGGCATCGCTGAGCTGGTAATGCGCAGCGGCACCGTGACGAGCATCCACGCCGACAAGGTCTGTGAACAAGATCAGTTCGTGGTCAACCGCGGCAAGATCGAACAGCATGTCGTTGACTACAAAGCGCCGCGCGGCAACGCATACGCTTTCTATGTCATCGTCACATTCAAGGACGGCAGCGAGAAGTGTGAGGTCATGACTCGTGACGAAGTCGAAGGCATCCGCAAGCGCTCGCGTGCCGGTCAGTCTGGACCGTGGATCAGCGACTTCGATGAGATGGCGAAAAAGACAGTATTTCGCCGCGCATCGAAATGGCTACCACTATCACCTGAGATTCAAGATGCTATACGCACTGACGAAGATCGTGAGTTCGCACAGGCTCGCAATGTTACACCGACAGTTCGCGCCGAGGCAATCAATCCGTTCGCAGCCATGGTGCCAGCGATCGAGATGGAGCCTGCACAGGAAGGAGGTGAGGCGTGAACCATTACCACATCGTCAACCTTGAGCAAGGAACCGAGGAATGGCTCAACGCTCGGAAGGGCAAGCTCACCGCATCACAAGCGGCTGGCATCATAACACCGACAGGCAAGCTCGCAGCGGCATCGAAGGGACTCATGCGCAAGTTGGCTCGCGAATGCTTGCTCGACGATCCTCACGCCTTCGCCGGTAACGCAGCGACACAGTGGGGACATGACCACGAGCCAATCGCTCGCGATGAGTTCACCGAGATCACAGGTCACGCTGTCGATACCGTGGGGCTTCTACAATCGATGCTTCACCCGTGCTTGGCTTGCTCACCAGACGGGCTGATCATGATCGACGAAGTGATTCACGGGCTGGAGATCAAGTGTCCGAGCGTTGATACGCACGTTGACTACTTGCTCGACGGTGAGCTACCCGCCAAGTATCGACCGCAGGTTCATTTCAGCATGGCGATCACGGGTATTCAAACGTGGTTTTTCATGTCCTACTTTCCCGGGCTTCGACCGCTAATCCTGCCAGTGCATTGGGATGACTACACCGACAAAATCAAGCTCGCCGCACTCGCATTCGCATCGGAATATGAGCAGGAAATGCCGAAGATCCTCGAAGCAATCAGACGGTAATGGGTGAGACGGAGACACTTGAGAAACTCCGCCAATGGTGGCAAGCTGCTCCGAAAGACGAGCGGCTTGCCATCAGAATCACCGCAGCGGCTGTGAAAGTCAATGACGAGGAAGTCAGAGACATCGTGCAGCGGCGGATCGAGGCACACTGGAGGAGGTTCGTAAAAAAGGACTACAGCAAATGAAACAGCAACACGGAATTCAAAGCTGGCAAACGATCAAGGACGCACACTCACCGGCTGGGCAATTATTCTTCGCGCCACCGAACTACGCAGACCTTCCAGACTGTCCCGTGTGCAAATTCGGAACACCGATGGAACGAAACGGCAGGCTCGTCTGCATCGACTGCGGCGCTACCGTGGGAACAATAGACAAACAAACGAAATAAACGAAATGAAAGAAAAACCAGACATTATTATCGGCATCGACAACGGCATCAGCGGCGCTCTCGTAGCACTCTCAGCATACAGCGGTATGGTTCTCGAAAGTATTCTCATGCCGACAAGAATCACCGGAAGCAGCAGGGAGTGTGACGCTATCGCGGTCTGCGAATGGATCGAGAAGTTTCAATACTCCGACGAGGTCGCGGTGGCACTTGAGACGCCGAGTAAACACTCACCAGGCACACTCGCTCTCTGCTCAATGTGGGACTGCTACGGCGTGATCCGCGGCATTCTCGAAGCAAATAACATTCGGCACATCAGAATCGCACCTCAGACATGGCAGAAGGAAATGCTCGGCAAGGTGCCAAAGGGTGAGACTAAGCCATTCGCTAGGGCAAAGGCTAAAGAGCTATGGGCGACTGAAACATGGCTGGCAACGCCGCGCAGCAAGAAGGCTCACGAAGGGCTGGTCGACGCCGCACTCATCGCAGAATTTTACAGACGCAAACTATGAAACCACTGAAACTACTACACATTCTCCGCAAGATGAATTGCGAGGACCAAGCACGGAAGGAACTGCCACCTTTCATTCTCCACCACAAAATCTCCCGCGCGATTCTGCTGCTGGAGCTGCTGAAGTTCGACCGACCGGTGAAAACCTCAGAAATCGACCCGCAATCTCAGATGATCGTGAACTACCGATTCACACAGCGCTGGGAGGACGCCGCGGAATTCATCATTCAAGACTGCCAGCAACGCGCAGGAAATTCGCCGCAGACTGTTTACAACTACATTCTCACCGATCGAGGACGCGCTGAGGCGCTGGAGATCGAGGGCAATCTGCAAAGGCTGATCGACAAACAAAGAAAAAACGCTTTACAACCGGCAGACATAGGTTAAATTTCCGCGTCACGAAAGTGGCAACGCTTTAGAACAGCGTCACAACCTGAGTAAGCAAGATTTCGCCCTTGCCATTGTCCATGCCGTCTCAGCGGGTTCTACTTGGATTTTGGCGAGGGCTTTTTTATTTATACAATGAGGATTAGAACAATCAAACCAGAGTTTTACACTCACGAAATGCTTTTTGAGGCAGAGCGTGAATACACCCTGCCATTGCGTCTCGCATACACGGGATTATGGTGCGCAGCAGATCGAGAGGGTCGATTCAAATGGGAGCCTAGAAGGCTAGGCGTGCAGATTTTACCATATGACGGCATCGACTTTTCACGCGTGCTTGACGCGTTGCACACGCGTGGATTCATCGGAAAATACGAGTGCGAAGGAAGCTTTTTCGGATTCATACCATCGTTTGAAAGGCATCAGGTTATAAACAACCGAGAAAGAGATTCAGAACTGCCAAACCCTTATGATTGCAATGAAATCGACGCGTGCCTGACGCGTGACTCACGCGAGCCTCACGCCACTTTGACTTGCACTAGAGGAAAGGAAGGGAATATGGAAAGGAAAGGAACAAGGAACAAGGAACAAGGAAGGGAATCACTCGATGACTCGTTGCCTTTTTCGTCTCCCCATTTTCTGATTTTCTGGAGCAACTGGGAGCAGCATCGAATCGAGATCAAAAAGAAACTGACGCCGACTACCAAGAGGCAACAGCTTGCCAAGCTCGCAGAGATGGGAGAGGCGCGAGCAATCGCAGCATTGAAACACTCGCTTGCTGGAGGCTGGCAGGGAATTTTTGAGCCTGACAACAAATCAGCGAAGCCGCAATCAACATACGCAGACCGTCACCCGACCGACCCCGAAGCAGGGCAAAACCTAGACAATTTCCTACTACCATGAGCGACCTAAAAAAAGAACTAGACGAAATCCTTGCAAATGTCGAAGCGATGGCAGAGCAAGGCGAGCAAATGCCCATCAGATTGCCCGCAGGCTACACGCCGCCGCGCGTTTCAGAGCCGCAGAGGGTGCATATACCCATCATAGGGCAAACTGCCCGCCACGGCGATTCTGTGAACATTTACGGGGATGAGTGGCAGGCAGCATACGAAAGAGCAAAAGAATGCGCAGAAGCTGGAGGATTAATCATCGCCTACGGTGGGCGCGGAACGGGAAAAACGCAGATGGCTTTCCACCTCGCCAGAAATGCCAACTTTCCAAACGCCTCATTTCCGCCGATTTACAAAAACGGATTTACACCAGAGCATCGAAACCGACCAGCTATCTACCTCAAAGCCATGGAAATCTTTGTGGATTCTAAACACTCGTTTAATCGGAAGGAAGCTCCGACAATCAAAGAGATTTTGCAAAAGCTGGAAGATGCGGCATTCTTGATCATCGATGAGGCGCAAGTCAGAGGTGAAACGAAATTTGAGGATGACTTGCTCACCACGCTGATCGACAAACGCTATGACGGCGTTCGAGCAACGATGCTTATCACTAACCTAGGACGGAAAGAGTTTGCTGCCACGCTTTCGCCGTCGATCATTTCCCGTATCGAGCAAATCGGATGCGGGATAGAATGCAACTGGCAATCCTACAGAACCAAAACAAAATGAACGCAATCAAATTAAACCGAATATTGTACGTTTACGCCCTAAGTGGAGTGATAAAATGCCTATCCGCAGATGAAATCCAAGAAACGGAATTGTTAGCAGCAGGATGGAAACACACCGCAACCATTGACCCAGCGCTGTGGATTGAGGCGATGGCAAACGGGAGACAAGAACCAAGCGACATGCTCGATGAACTGCAATTCTCACCTGCAAACTACAAACCAACTGAACAATGAACACAGAATCAGACACCCCGAGAAGCGATGAAAAAGAAAAATCAGCGCAACATTGCGAGGATATTGAATGGGGCGCGAATGGATGGGAAATAGCCCGCCAACTCGAAAGAGAGCTAAACGAGGCGATGACCGCACTGCGCAACTTGACCGACGAGATCAGCAGACACGAAGGCGCGAGCATGATGCATCCAAGGCTCACCAGAGCGATTGCGGAAGCGAAGAAACTAACCACTGAACCATGAACACTCTACCAAATGACGTAGCCAGATGCGAGGGCGTGGGCTTTGACGAGGACGGAACATGGGGCTGGCGCGAAGGATGCGAGAACTGCCTGCGCAGGACAGCACCGAGAAATGACGTTAATTCCTTCATTGAACCGCCGAAAATCATCGCTTTTTGGTGCGAATTTCACATTGAGCCAGAAAAAAAACCATTGGTAAATAAAGGCTAGAGAACTATTTTCAATTTTATTTCGAAATCGCTTTACAATTTGCAAGGAATCAGCGTATTGTGAGCGCGCCGCAGGGCAACAACCGAACACCTCAAAATTATGAAACTTACACCAGCAACAAAAAACGCAATCGCAAAATACGGAATCGAAATCTGCATCGCAGCATTTGAGCAGCACAACACGCACGGCGAAGGAGCAAACACAGTGGCACACAGTCACGCAATCCTGAAAGGCAACACTCGCATGGGTGACGCAGCAATCAACGCAGGACGCGAACTCGCTAGCAAGTAATAACCGCAATCAGGGGCGCGTCTGTAACGCGCAAACTTAACAAAACACCGCTATGAAACTATACAACACCAACAAGCGCACAACCCTGACGGTTAATGGCAAAAAAGTGCTCGCCGCCGTGAGACTGCTTAACAATTCGACTGGCCCTCAGTATTTTGAGGTCACTTATGGCCGAAAAGAGGTCATCGTAGGCGTCGAGAAACTCCGTGAAATGCGCTATCCAGCCGAATAAAGGCGCTTAAATCAAAATCAGGGGCGCGACTGCTACGCGCAAACTCAACCAACTACCAACATGATCGAATACATCGAAAAACTAACCGAAGCGCAGGCAAAGCTCCTGCTCGAATACGCAATGACAGACTTGCGCAACGCTATTTATTCGCCGCGACCAGATAACGATGCAGAGTATCTGGGCTGGCTCACTGGCAAAATCGAATCACTCGCCAAAGAAAACGCACAACCATGAAACTAGACACCACAGACACCATCATTCTAACGGTCGGAATCATCGCGACTCTGATCGCAGTCATCAACGCAGTTCTCTGGCTGAGAGTTCTCATCCAACTCTACCGCGAGGACACCGGCTTCGATCTGCCAGCGACCGACCTCGACGGATCGGACGCGCAAGGCAGCGCATACGGCGCGAAAGGAGGTGACCAGTGACAGTGAGTGACACACCGCGCATAGACGCCGCTACGCGCATGGCTTTCTCCGGCGAATACATGGTGCCAATCGTGGACGCACAGAAGCTCGAACGTGAGCTTGCCGAAATGACTAAGCAGATCGACCCCTACGAGCGAGAAGCGGCAAAAGCGGCAATACAAACGCTTGAACGCGAGATTGCCAGAGTAACAGAGCAACGCGATGGCGCATTCAGCCTCATCCAATACGCTGGAGAACTACTGGGCGTTACACCTCAGGAGCATAAGTCAGCGCACGGATTTAAGGTATTACAAGCTATCAAGGATTTGATCGAGCAAGCGAAAGGAGGCGGCGATGACTGACC